GCTTTCTACGGGAAGTGAGATTAAATCCCAACCCGCAGGTGCGGGACGTGGTGAATCTGTATCCTTACTAATTGTTGATGAAGCTGCGTTCGTTGATAAAATGAGGGAATTTTGGATGGCTATCTACCCTACAATTAGTACAGGTGGCTCAGCATGTCTTATTTCTACTGTTAATGGTATGAGTAACTTGTATTATGAGCTATACAATGCTGCGAAGGAAAAGGAAAATAATTTCCATGTTATTGATATTAACTGGGAAGAGCATCCTTGGTATACACCTGAGTGGTATGAAGAGACTCGTCCTAACATGTCTGATAAAGCATGGTTGCAAGAGTATGAGTGTGAGTTCTTAGGAACAGGCGATACATTTATAGACCGTGATACCCTCGCCAAACTAAACGATAATACCAGTAAGGACTTTTTTACTAAGTATACTCACCGTATGAGAGTATGGAAAGAGCCTCAGCCGTATTATTCTTATATGATAACCGCAGATTGCTCTTACGGAAGAGAGCAAGACAATTCAGCATTTCATGTTATTAATTTATACAACGGAGAGCAAGTAGCTGAGTTTTACTCTAATGTTACCCCCATTAAAAAATTCGGACAGATATTAAACGAGATAGGGACTTGGTACAATACTGCGTACTTAAGTGTTGAGAGAAATGCTTTAGGCATGGCTTTGCTGGAGGAATTATGGGGAGAGTTGGAGTATGAGAATCTTCACATGGACGAAAAGGGGGAATTTGGTGTGATGGTTACTACTAAAAATAGAGACCTTCTCCTAGCTAAGATGGAGGATTCCTTAAGAAGCGGAAAGATACGAATAAACTCTGAAAGAACAGTTAAAGAATTACTTACATTCATTATAAATGAAGATAACGGAAAAGTTAGCGCCGATAAAGGCTATACAGATGATTTAGTAATGAGTTTGGCACAAGGTTGTTATGTAATGGAAGACATTATAAAATACAGTCCTATAGTTTTAACAAAATTAGAGCGCGAAAAAGAGAAACCGTTACCTATAATAAGTACTAGATATGCTGATGATTATGAAATCAAAAATTATTACCAATGGCTCCTAAAAGAATAGACGAAAACGGCGCAACTGAATTCCCGGCGCCGCATACTTACGGAAACGATGCCGCAGGGTATCGTGGCAAATTCTTTGCGTTTTTCAGAAAACGCTTTGGACCTAAGCCTAAAAGAGGGCGTCCTGGGTTAACTCCGCCTTTAGCGGGCGATGCAGATGTTCAAGATGGGTATGGTGACGCTTTTGGCGTTGCAGGGTCATCCTCTAAAACCTCATTTGCTGTGCCTCGAATAGAGTACGAACGTCGTAGACGTTATAAAGACTACGAGAAAATGGATGAGTATCCTGAAATCGCAGCCGCTTTGGATATTTATGGAGATGATTCAACCCAAGAGGATATTAAAAAGGAAATGTTCGGAGTTGAGACTTCTAGTGAGTTAGTTAGAGAAGAGGTAAATAAGTTCTTAGACCATGTTAAACTTGAGAAGCATATCTGGGACATCGTTAGAAACGTCGCTAAGTATGGAGATTGCTTTCTTGAAAACATTGTTGACCTAAATGCTCCCGATGCAGGTATCCAAAGAGTTAAAGTTCTTAATCCTAATTATATTTTTCGGGAGGAAGATAAGTTTGGTTACTTAAAATCTTTCAAACAAGAGGTTCCTGACTCTAATGGAGCTTCTGATATGCAGGGAATGGGTGCTTACTCTATGGCGCCAGCTGCAAATAACAAAAGATTAGTAAGTTTAGATAAGAATCAAATTGTTCACTTTCGTAGGTACACTTCAGACGCTAACTTCTACCCTTACGGAAAGTCTATTTGCGCTGCAGCGGTAGCTGCTTGGAGGTCTTTGAAGCTTATGGAAGATGCGATGATTATCTACCGCATTCAACGAGCTCCTGAAAGACGTGCATTCTACTTGGAGACTGGTAACTTGCCCGCTACTAAGGTTGAGGCTTTCGTAGAACGGGTTAAAGCTAAGTTTAAAAAGCAGAAGACTTGGAATCCTATGACCAACAGCATTGATGAGAATTATAACCCTCTCGCTGTTGATGAAGATTTCTTCGTGCCTGTTAGAAATGGACAAGGCACGAAGATTGAGACTTTGCCTGGGGCACAGAACCTAGGGGATGTCGATGATGTCAAATACTTTAAAGATAAACTACTAGCAGCTCTTAAGATTCCAAAAGATTACGTGGTAGAAAAAGACAAGTCTCCTGAAAGGAAAGCCAATTTAAGTCAGTTAGATGTAAAATTCGCTAAAACTATTATGAGACTTCAGAGAGATGTTGAAGCAGGGTTAAACCAGCTGATGAAAAGACATCTTTCTTTAGTAGGAACTCCTTCTATATTAATTCGTGGCACTAAAATAAAGCTGCAATCTCCTTCCGATATGTATGAGAAACGTAGGTTTGAGATTGATGAGCAAAGAATGCGTATTGTGCAAGCGGTTCAAGGTTTACAGTTATTCGATAAGAAATACTTACTAAAGACTTATTTCGAAATGACAGAAAATGAAGCCGATGAAATGCTTGAAAGAGCTAAAAAGCAACAGAAAGAAGATATGGAAGCTATGGGTGGAGGTATGCCGGGTGCTCCGCCTATGGGAGCTCCGTCTATGGGAGCTCCGCCTGCAGAGGATGGAGGTGCTCCTCCTCCAGGTCCTGAGGCTCAAATGCCACCAAATTAAAAAAACCCAAAATTTCTCACAAAAAAGATGTCTAGAGCCCCTAGATACCTTTAGTATAAACCATTATGAACATTTCCGATATCTTTACTTCCCGCGACAAAAACTTTGTTAAGTTAACCTTAGCACAGGATTATCTAAGCCGTCTTGTTAGAGAAAACATGACGGTTTTTAATTATGATGGGACAAAGCATAGAGTTACTTTCTTAACGGAAAGTGAGGCTTTGTTGTCCTGCAATATAAAATTTGCGGAAGAGGGGGCAACCTTGACGCACTTTAATGTAGGCAACGTTCAAGATATACTGTCGGATGAAAGAGTTGATGAGTTGGTCTCAGAAGAGGTCGGCTCTTTTTTAAATAATATCATCCATGATAACTTCGGTACGGCTGATGAGAATCTGAATAATATCTTTGAGTCTTTTAAAGCTCGTAGTGAAATAGCGAAGACTAGAACTTCATTGTCTAAGAAGATGGAACGTTTTGGTGAAAGTCATAGAATTACAAACCTTGAAAGTTTTGATAAAATTAACGAGATGAAGGGCGCTCTAGTAGAGTTTATTAAGGAAAATAAAGAAGGGCTAACTGAAAGTGCAGATATCGTAAACTCCAGCAAACTTGCCAGTCTTTTAGGTATTGCTTTTGATGCTGATAAGATTGAAATCTCTAAACTACAAGAAGAGAAGTCTATCTTTGTTGATTATAATACCAACAAATCTGTTTATGAGCTAGTATGTCAACAAGAATTGATTTCTTCTGAGCTGGTAGAGTCTAAGGAAAACTTCTCTAAGACTTGGATTAACAACGAAGCTATTCATAAGCTATCCTCATGTTTGTATTCTGATGATGCCACTATCTCCTCCGTCTTAGAGGAGACTATTAAAGAGGTTCCTTATCTGGCTTTAGCATCTAAGGCTTCAATTAAAGAAATTTTAACGTTGGTATACGAAAGCTCGAAGCAGGAAAATATTACTAAGAAGGAAATTAAAGCTTTCACCTCTAAAATATTTGAAATGAAGAAGCCTGTAAAGGCAGCCGTGATTGAAACTTTGAACACTAAGCACGGCATCAACGTGCAAAACTTAAAATTTATCCCATCCTTTACCAATTTAGCCAAAGCGCAGTCAGTATTCTTTGAAGCTCTTGCTTCTTTTGCAGGCAAAAAAGCTCCTGCTCTTCGCGACACATTAAAAGAATTCGCAAAGGCTATCCACAAAAAGACTGGTATCCAAACTTTGGATGTTAATGATTATATTAACGAGGTTCTTAAGGATTCTGACCTCTTCAGCAGTGAAGGGATAACTTCAATAAGCCTTGCTGAAGTAGTAGCGTCTAAAGCAGAAAAAGTTGAAAGAGATTTAGGTGATGACTCAGACGGTCAGGAGGTTGGCGGAGAGGCTGACGCTGAAGCTAACGATGAGCAAGCTGCAGAAGACGCGGTAGAAAGTGACGTTGCTGCCGAAGAAGATGCCGCCGAGGAAGAAGTAGAGGGCGAAGAAGGTGAAGCAGAAGAAGAGGTTGCGCAGGAAGAAGTTGCGGGAGTGTCTGATGCAGAAATGAAAAACCTTATCGGAGAACTAGACGACTTGTTTAAAGAAGTAGATTGGAATGCGTTGGAATCCGATTCTGAAGGTGAGAGCGAGTCCGATAATAAGACAAGCACTCCTGAAGAGGATGTAGAAGCTTAATCTTCGTCTAAAATATAACCCTGCTTAAGCCACGTTATTAGGCTATCGCTATGTTCATTTCGAGTGAACGTTAGGATTTGGACTATTTGTGTTATGTC